ACATTATTTGGACTAACCTGACCTAATATGACTCAATCAACTGAGATTGCCCGAGTTAGGGACGAATCGGCTTACCGAGGTGTGCCAAACCCTCGAATTCACACAAAACTTACCGATTATCCCTCTCACGGCGAGGCTATGATCAAATTTTGCGAGGAAATCGGGTACGAATTGCTGCCTTGGCAACAATGGCTGGCCCATCACTCGCTGAAATACAAGCCAGATGGCCGGTGGGCGCATCCTGTGGTTACCTTGCTGTGCGCGAGACAACAAGGAAAGAGCACCTTTATGGCGCTTCAAATCTTGTTTAGAATCTACGTTTTGAAGGAAAAATTGCAAGTCCATACAGCTCACAAGCTGACAACTTCCGCCGAATTGTTTTATAAAATCTATGCAATTATCGAGCAGACTCCCCGACTAGCCGCCGAATTTACTAAAAAGCTGGAAAGTAAAGGATTTCAAGAGCTTCAATTTACCGAAGGCCGACGTTATATCGTCCGCGCCAATAACTCAGCCGGTCGCGGTATTGCCGCGCCTGAAACTATTCACTTAGACGAGGCTCGCGAGTATAAAGACGAGGATGTCTGGTCTGCCCTACGTTATACCCAGATGGCTAGCCCGAATCCTCAAATATGGGTTTATTCGAACGCTGGAGATCAGCACTCAATCGTTTTGAATAAATTACGCGAAAGAGCGTTAGCGGCAATTCACGGCGGTTCGGACGATATTGGCTGGTTCGAATGGTCTGCGCCTCACGGCATCAAGTTCGATAACTCGCCGGACTTCTGGCTGGGTGTTTGCCAAGCTAATCCGTCACTTGGTTACACAGTTCATCCGGACAATATTCGAGCAGTCCTATCAGACCCTGAAGACATTGTGCGCACAGAAGTCTTATGTCAATGGGTCGATACCATCAACCCAGTTATCAATCCTTCACAATGGGAGGCTTGCAAAGTTGAGGGACTTCGACTCAACCCTGAGTCTGATACTTGGCTGGCTATCGATCTAAGCCCAGACAGAAAACAAGCTGCCCTAGTCGCTAGCCAGAAACTCGAAGGCGACCAATTTCAAGTCATACTTTTGCAAACTTGGCATAACCCACAGAACTTGGACGATAAAGCGCTGGCCAATGACTTAGCCGATTGGGTCAGAAAATACCCAGTCCAATTAGTGGCTTATTCAGCTCGTACTGCGTCGGCAGTCGCGGCTAGACTTATTCCGGCTGGTATCCGGACTGAGCCAATCGATGGACTAGATTATGCCCAGAGTTGCGATGAACTTCTCGGCGCTATTTCATCTCAGCGGTTAGCCCACTCGGGACAGGAAGAGCTGACCAAACAATGCCTATCCGCTGTCAAACTACCTTTCGGTGATGGCGGATGGGTAATGGGTCGAAAAGTAAGCAACGCGGTTATTTGTGGGGCGGTTGCCTCAGCGATGGCGACTCACTTCGCCACAAAGTCAAATGACGGCGTCGATATTGTCATTATGTAACACACTCGCTTTACAATATTAGGCAAATGGGTGCTATCCGCGACTTTCTATTTCCACAAGTAACTTCTGCCAAGCCTGAGAAGGTCAGCGACGTTACCGCCGCACTAACTCCGGTACAAATTACCGATTCTGTCTATAACATTCTTGGCGGCGCAACAAATACGACTCGCCAGTTGGCGATGAGCGTTCCGTCAGTTGCTCGCGCTCGTAATATTATCTGCGGAACTATCGGATCATTACCTCTCACAACTTTCAATCGAATTACTGGCCAATATGTAGATCCGCACCGCGTTATCAATCAGCCAGACCCTCGAGTCGCTGGATTCGTTATCTATAACTGGCTGGCTGAGGATATTTGGCTTTATGGCGTCGGTTATGGCCAAGTTCTTGAAATGTATTCGGCTACTGATGGCGGACGCGTTAGAGCTTGGACTCGCGTAAGCCCAGAGCGCGTTACAGTTGATACAGATTTCCGCAACACAGTTATTGAGTCATACAAAGTCGATGGAATGGCAGTACCTAACTCTGGCGTCGGCTCGTTGATTCGTTTTGATGGCCCAGATGAGGGATTACTTCACAGGGCTGGTAAGACAATTAACGCGGCAGTATTTCTCGAGAACGCTGCTGTCAATTACGCTAAAGAGCCAGCACCTTCAATGATTTTGAAATCCAATGGCACAAACCTAACTGCTGAAAGAGTTTCATCACTTCTTACAGCTTGGAGAACTGCTCGACAAACTCGTTCAACTGCGTTCCTCAATGCTGACGTCGATTTGAAAGAATTTGGTTTCGATCCTAAGTCGTTACAACTTGCAGAGGCTCGCCAATATGTCGCGCTTGAACTTGCTCGCGCTTGTGGCATCCCTGCTTACTTCTTGAGCGCCGAAACTACTTCTATGACCTACTCTAACGCAGTATCGGAGCGACGCTCACTTGTTGATTTCTCCCTTCGCCCAATTCTCAAGGCGATTGAAGAAAGACTCTCACTACCGGACTTCGTACCGAATCCAGTAATGACGCGCTTCGCACTTGACGATTTCCTTCGCGGTAACGCATTGGAACGCGCTCAGGTTTATGAAATCCTGAACCGAATCGGCGCGATGAGCGTTGAGCAGATTCAACGAGAGGAAGACCTAATACCAAATGAAAATTAGTATGCCTATGGTCGTTACTGCGGCCGATACTGTAAAGCGCACAATTAGCGGAACTATTGTGACTTGGAACGAGCAAGGCAACACTTCCGTTGGCCCAACTGTGTTCGCCAATGATTCAATCGAAATGAAACCGGTCAAACTGCTACTCGAACACGATCGCACTCGTCCAATCGGCAAAATGCTATCTCACGAAGTAACTGCTTCCGGAATTGTGGCAACTTTCAAAATCGCCAACACTATGGCCGGAGAAGACGCGTTGATTGAGGCCACAGAAGGTCTGCGCGATGGTTTTAGCGTTGGCGCACAAATCAACGAATGGACTAACGTCAAAGGCGTTATGCAGATTACTTCCGCAACTCTTGATGAGGTGTCACTCGTTACAGATCCAGCAATAGATTCGGCTCGCGTTAGCGAAGTCGCCGCTTCCGAAAATGAAGCACCTAAAGAAGATTCTGCTCCAGCAACCGCTGAGGCAGACAACCCAACCGAAGGAGAACAAGTGTCAGACACTACCGTTCCAGCTCCTGCCGAAGAAACGGTAGAAGCTGCTAAGGTGGAGACTGTTGCGGCATCACGCCCTGCTTTCTACACCACTCCACGCCTTGAATTCACCAAGGCCAAGTATCTCGAGAACAGCGTTCGCGCAAAGCTCGGAGATGACGTTGCACGTCAGTACGTTATGGCTGCAGATGATACAACTTCAAACAATGCTGGCTTGATTCCAACTCGCCAACTAACTGAAATCATCAACCCACTTTCAAACGCTGATCGTCCAGCAGTTGATTCAGTTTCCAGCGGCGTTCTACCAGATGCCGGTATGAGCTTCGAAATTCCTAAGCTCACAGCAGTTCCAACAGTCGGCGAAGAAGCAGAAGCCGCTGCAATCGATGAGACAGGAATGACAAATGAGTTCCTCTCTGTCTCTGTAAAGAAGTACGCTGGAGGCCAGACCTTCTCCGTAGAACTTCTCGATCGTTCCTCACCTGCGTTCTTTGATGAACTCGTTCGTCAAATGGAATACGCATACGCAAAGGCAACTGACGTAGCAGTTATCGCTGGCCTTGTCGCTGGCGGAACTGACGGCGGAAACCGCACACTCGATGCTGCCGGATTCCTCGATTTCGTATCCGATGCTTCCGTATCCGTCTATAAGGGAACTCTCGGAACTGCGACAAACATCCTTGTTAGCCCAGAACAATGGGGCAACATTATGAACCTCGCTGATGCTGGTCGTCCGATTTATCAGAACCTCATTGGCCCATCTAATCAAGGTGGCAATCTATCCGGTGGCGCAGTTCGCGGAAACGTACTAGGTCTCAACCTACGCGTTGCTCGTAACCTCGCAACAGCGGCTCCAACTGGTGATAATTCAATCATCATCATCAACCCAGATGCATACACTTGGTATGAGTCTTCACGTTTCCGCCTACAAACAAACGTAGCTCTCAACGGCCAGATCGAAGTGGCTTACTACGGCTACGGCGCACTTGCGACAAAGGTCGCGGCTGGTGCGTACAAGTGGATGGTTGCGTAACAAAACTCAATAGTCTGAGCCAGTCTGCTCCCGAGCTGGCTTAGACCCCTAGAACGAAAGGACGGCGAGATGCCTTCGATAGTTACAGTTTCCGAACTGCGTACAATCCTTGGCGTCTCGTCATCCCTTTATTCAGACGCTTATCTCACCGATATTGTGGATGCGAGCGAGAACCTTGTTCTTCCAATGCTCGTTACTTTCCAAAGCAGAATCAATAAAGTTTCACTAGAAAATAACGTTGCTTACTTCGAAACCGCAACGATTCACGAATTTACTGAGGGCCAATCCGTCGTCATAACTGGATGCGGTGCGCCTTTCAATGGTACTCACACAGTTACAGCAGACGAAATTACACCTTATGTCTTTACAGTCGCCATCACCAATGCAGATATATTGGCAAAAAACATTATCCCAGCCGGAAACGCTGCGCTCTCTGGCGCAACAACCTATGTCGGAAATGCTAACGTCGAGGCTGCCGTTTTGGCTATCTCTGTCGAAATCTTCCAAGCGAGAACAGCCGCCGGCGGATCAATAGAAGGAATCGATTTTGCAGTAACTCCTTACCGCCTATCTAAAAATCTTCTTGCCAAAGTAACTGGTCTTCTCGGGCCCTACCTCGACGTTGATGCGATGGTGGGCTGATGCCTAGCACTATTCTTTCCTCCATCCGGACACCGCTGGCCACCGCGCTCGGGTCGGTATCTGCGAACGTTTATGCCTACGTTCCAGAGGCGGTTCAAGTGCCAGCGGTTATTCTTGTCCCAGATTCGCCTTACCTAGAACTCAACACAATCAATGACTCAACAATTCACGCCAAAATCAATATGACCATTACTTGTGGAGTCGCCTATCTTTCTAATCCTGCTTCTCTCGATAATCTCGAGCAGCTCATCATTTCAGTTTTGGCAGTTATACCGGACGGCTACACAGTCGGCCCAGTCGAACGGCCTACGGTTACGCAAGTGGGTGCGGTCAATTTATTGGTCGCAGATATTCGCGTTTCCACCTATTACACACAAACCAACTAAGGAGAAATAGTGGCAACCACAGTAATCACCGGTCGCGATATTTCGCTGTCTTTCACAGGTGGAACGGACATCGAAGCCCAAGCGACAAACGCGGTCTTGACCAAGACTCAGGTTCGCGAGACTTATCAGACTCTCGACGGAGAGGCTTACAAGACAGTCAATGTCGAAGCAACCTTCCAGCTCGATATGCTTGCAGACTGGGGCAAGGCTAACTCTGTATGCGAGGCACTTTGGGCCGCAGCTGAGTCCGCGCCAGATACAACAATCAGCGTCACACTTACAGCGGCGTCAGGCGCTCAATTCGTTTTCCCAATCCTTCCAGAGTTCCCAACTGCTGGCGGATCAGGAATCGATGCACAGACAGTTTCATTCACCTTCAAAGTTTCAAAGGGTGAAGTAACAGAAACCTTCAGCTAAGAATAGGAATCGGGAGCTATGAAGATTACAATCAAAATCAAATACAGTTCGGGCGAAGAAGCGACTTACCTCGCTGGCTTGCCTGAATGGGCTAAGTGGGAACGCAAGACTGGAAAATCCATTTTCAGTATGAAAGATATTACCGCTTACCAACAAGCAGATTTTTTGGACTTGGCTTATTTCGCTTACAAGCGAGACGCGGCAGGAAAGCCAACCAAGTCTCAGGAAGTCTGGGAGTTGTCAGTAGAAGAAATAACGATTGGAGATGAAAGCCCAAAAGCTACGAGTCCGGAAGCGTAAATCGCCTTATCGTTGAGGTGGCGATAGCAACCGGAATCCCAATGAGCGAATGGACGGACATCGAACAAGTATTGACGGCGATAGAGATACTAAAGGAGCGCAATCTTGGCAGATGAAGCCATCAGTTACGATCGCGCTGAGTTGCGCTCTATTATCAAAGCGTTCAAGGCTATGGATGAGCAAGCAGTTGAAGCGGCTAAGAGGGAATCAAGCGCCCTTGCCGAATACGCAGCCAACGAAATCAAGTCTTACTCCATCACACGAACCTTCGGCCGAGCAGCGGTTGAGAGAATCGTCGAAGGCGTCAAAATTAGTAAGTCATCTAAGATTGGCGAATTCAGTTACGGCTTCGCATCTCAACGTCTTTCGGGTGGAGGATCTACACAAACAATCTGGGCAGGTTATGAATTCGGATCTAATCGCTATGCTCAATTCCCACGACGAACACCTAGAGCCGGACGAGGTAATTCGGGTTATTTCATTTACCCAGCCTTACGTAAGATTCAGCCTCAACTAATTGCAAAATGGGAAGAAGCCTTCTCAAAGATTTTGAAAGAGTGGGATAAATAATGGCAGGTAATAGAACGCTTAAATTATCCATTCTTGCGGACGTTGATAACCTAAAAAAGAACCTAGAGGCTGGATCGCAAGAAGTCGAAGGCTTTGGCGGTAAGTTAGAAAAGTTCGGCAAGGTAGCCGCCGCCGCTTTTGCCGCCGCCGCAGCCGCCGCAGCAGCTTACGCTGGCAAGTTATTGATTGATGGCGTTGAGTCAGCAATAGCCGATGAAGCCGCACAAAAAAGATTAGCGTCAGCCCTTGAAAGCGTTACTGGCGCAACGGACCAACAAATTGCTTCAGTAGAAAAACAAATAACTCAACTGTCACTTGCCAACGGAATTGCAGACGACGAACTCCGTCCGGCTTATCAACGCCTTGCAACTGCAACTGGCGATCTTGAAAAATCTAATAGTCTTCTCAACCTCGCTCTGGATATTTCCGCTGGTACTGGTAAAAGTGTCGAGACTGTCACTAATGCTCTCGCTAAGGCTTATGAAGGCAACGAAGGAGCGCTCACTCGCCTTGGCGTTGGTATCAGCGCCGCTGAAGTCAAGTCCCTCAGTTTCCAAGAGATAACCCAACAACTCGGCGACACATTCGAAGGTCAGGCAACAGTCAAGGCCGAAACTTTTGCTGGACAAATTGAGCAGTTGAAAGTCAGATTTGATGAAGCCAAGGAAAGTGTCGGAACTGCGCTATTGCCACAACTCACCAAATTCCTCAATTTCTTGGTTGATGATTTGATTCCTAAAGTTCAAGAATTTGGCGAGAAGGCTCTAAAGCCGGTCAAAGAAGCCATTGAGGAAAACAAAGAAGAATTGCAAGCCTTATTCGAATTTGGTAAAGATTTCCTGGTTCCATTTATTAGTAAGACTTTAGTCGTTGCCTTCGAAGGTGCTGGCAAAGCCATTGGGGTCGTAATCAAAATTATATCTGGGGCTGTAGATGCTATTCAGGATTTGATAAATGGAATTATCAATGCCATCAACTTGCTCATTAAAGGCTATAACGCGCTTCCGGGGACCGAAAACATCAAACTCATCCCTCAAATTGGCGGTAAAGAAACTGGCGCATCTAGTGGCAGTAATACAGTTCCTGACAGCAGTAAGCCATCAATCAAGGGTAAGGCTATGGGCGGCAACGTTACGGCCAACGTTCCTTATATTGTCGGCGAGCGCGGCCCTGAGTTATTCGTTCCCCAAATCTCTGGCACAATCATCCCCAATAACAAGACCTCAACTGGAAACGTCACCATCAACGTCTATGCGCCTTCGGCGATGGATGAAGAAGGCTTTACTCGAGCAGTCGTCACAGCTCTCAACAATAGCCAACAAAGGACTGGCAGCGGCGCGAGCCAGTTGATTCAATGACCGCTTGGACACCTAATTACCGAATCCGAATAAACGGATATACAGTCACCGACGCGACCCTTAGCGGTCTATCTATTACCTCGGGACGTACTGATATTTATTCGCAACCGGTGGCCGGTTATGCCAACATCACACTTATCGAGACAGCCCAAGCCTCAATCCCTTATGAAATCAATGACCCTATTTCGGTCGAAGTTCAAGACACAAGCGCCAACTGGGTCAGTCTATTCGGCGGCTTCCTAACTGATCTCTCAATTATCGTTCAATCCTCTGGGGTCGTTGCTACAAGTCAGAGAGTCAATATAGTTGCAGTCGGAGCCTTGGCGCGTCTAAGCCGAGCGACATTTACTGGCAACCTACCTCACGAATTTGATGGCACTCGAATTTATAACCTACTTAGCACAGTCTTATTTGACAGTTGGGACGAGGTTCCAGCAGCAACGACTTGGGCCACCTATGACGCTACGACGACTTGGGCCAATGCCGAGAACTCTGGCCTCGGTGAAATTGACCAACCCGGAGACTATGAGCTTCATTCGCAGACTGACCTCAATGACACCATTTACAATATTGCGGCATTTTCAGCGACTTCTGGTCTTGGGTATTTATACGAGGATGCTCAAGGTCGAATCGGCTACGCAGACTCGACGCATCGAGGCGAATACCTAGCCACTAACGGATACGTCGATTTGGATGGTAACCACGCAATCGGCCCCAATCTCTCGATTCAGAAACGAGCTGGGGACGTCCGCAACAAAATCACCCTTAGTTACGGAACCAACTCATCTACTGTCTCAGCAACCGATTTAGCCTCTGCGGCCCTCTATGGCCAATTAGCCTCAACAGTCAGCACAAGCCTTCGCCACCAAGCTGATGCCGAAACTCAAGCCGCGTTCTATCTATCTATTCGCGCCTATCCTCAGTTCAACCTCAAGCAAATTACCTTTCAGATTGGCAGCCCTGAAATTGATAACACAGATCGCAATAGCCTTCTCAATGTCTTTATGGGTATGCCTTTGAACATTGTCAATCTTCCGGACAATATGGTAAATGGAGAGTTTCAAGGATTCGTTGAGGGATGGACTTGGACGGCTTCCCTTGGTCGCCTTGAACTGACCCTCAACATCTCGCCAATCGCTTATTCGCTTCAAGCCTTCCGTTGGAACTCAGTCCCTGCGGTTGAGACTTGGAATACCATTTCGCCCACATTGGACTGGCTCAACGCTACAATAGTCGCCTAAAGGAGAACTAATGCCAACAACAACAAACTTCGGCTGGACAACCCCAGCTGATACCGATTTAGTCAAAGATGGTGCATCAGCCATCCGAACACTCGGAAACGGCATAGATACATCCTTCCTCGATCTCAAAGGCGGAACGACCGGCCAAGTCTTATCAAAGGCTTCAAACACCGATTTAGATTTCACTTGGATTGAACAAGATGACAGCACTCTGGCTTTCAACGCACAGACCGGAACGACTTACACACTCGTTGCTGCGGACGCCGCAAATAAATGGGTGACTTGCTCCAATGCTTCGGGTATTACAGTCACAGTCCCACCATCAGTCTTCTCAACTGGTAACGTCATCAACCTTCAGCAAATTGGCGCTGGCCAAGTAACATTTGCTCAAGGCGCTGGCGTTACTATCACAAGCACCGGAGCCACAGCCTCAGCTCCTAAATTACGCGCTCAATATTCGGCTTGCTCGATTATCTGCACCGGATCTAATACTTTCACCATCGTTGGTGACATCGCCTAATGCTGCTCATTCCGGGAGTTATCGCTTCAAGTTACCCGAAAGCCTCGGGCGCATTTGAGTCAATCGCTAGCGCAACTGGCACAGGTTCTAGCAATACGATTAGCTTTACCTCAATCCCACAAACGTATCAATCGCTTCAATTACGAATTTTAGGTAGAGGAAGTTCGGGTACGGTTGAAAATGTATCGGTACGCTGCAACAATAATGGGTCTAATATTTATACACGGCACCAACTTAAGGGCGATGGTGCTACGGCAACTGCGAACGGCGCTATATCTTTGGCAGGTATTACGCAATCTTTTCAGGTGCCTGGTAATACTGGAACGGCTAATGCTATGGGCGTAGCAATAATAGATATACATAACTACACCTCAACTAGTCAAAACAAAACCATAAGAATTTTCGCCGGTAATGATTTAAATGATACTAATGGAACTATTTATCTCACTTCCGGTTTATTTATTGACACCACAGCAGTTACAGAAGTAAATTTAATTACGAGTAGCAATTGGACAACTACTAGCCAATTCGCCCTATACGGCATCAAGGGGGCATAATGCCAGCGACATACGAGCCAATAGCAACGACTACGTTAGGTAGTGCGGCTGCCAGCATTGACTTCACTTCAATAGGTTCTAGCTATACGGATTTAAGAATTGTTTTAGTAGGTTCGACAGCAGTATCACTAAACCCTAGAATTCAATTTAACTCTGATACCGGAACAAACTATTCTTATACCGCAATTCGCGGAGATGGTTCTTCAGCTTCTTCAACCAGAGGAACAAATTTATCTGGCGGAACTCTAACCATTGGCAATTTTGAGTCAGGTAAAATTACTATGGTTACCGTAGATATTTTTAGTTATGCTGGAAGCACAAACAAAACCTGCCTAAGTGCTTACGCATTAGATAAAAATACTACCGATGGCTCAGGCAACGTAGGGCGTAATGTTATCTTATGGAGAAACACCGCAGCGATAACCGCAATTAAGCTGGATACTAACGGCTCGTCTTTTTCGACAGGCACAACCGCCACACTCTACGGAATACTGAAAGCCTAACTATGCCAGCCACATACACACTAATCGCCTCTAATACTCTTTCATCATCTGCCGCATCTGTTACCTTTTCGGCTATTCCAGCAACTTATACGGATTTGGTTTTGCGTATGAGTTTACGTTCTACTGAAGCAAGCAACACCACACCTATTGAAATAACATTTAATTCCGACACAGCCACCAACTATTCTGTAACAAGAATAAATGGCGATGGTTCAGCAGCCAGTTCTAGCCGTAGAACAAGTTATAATTTTATTGACGGCTTTCAAGTGCCAGCCGCTAACGGCACAAGCAACACCTTTTCATCTACTGAATTGTATATTCCTAACTACACAGCATCACAGAATAAACCAATGTCTTTAATGCAAGTAGATGAAAGAAATACAACCGCTGCGGAAATGAACGCTATCGCTGGTTTATGGCGTAATACCGCTGCGATTACAAGCATTACTTTAGATTTTTTTGGTGCAACAACTTATGCTTCAGGCTCATCATTCTTTCTATACGGCATCAAGAACTCATAAGGAGATAACAATGGAAAAAGTAATCGTAGATTGCTCAACAGGCGAGCAAACTGTTGTACCTCTAACAGATGAGGAAATTGCAGAATTGGAAGCAGCAGCAGCTAAGGCTGAAGCTGATCGTAAGGCAGCTGAGAAAGAGGCAGCCGATAAGGCAGCAGCTCGCGCTGAGATTTTGGCGAAGCTCGGGCTGACTGACGACGAGGCAAAGGTTCTCCTTGGCTAAGTTATGCAAGGCTGGCATCCAGTTGAGAAATCAACTTGACGACGATTATCCTGATCGCGACCGCAAGTCCGATGGTTGGATTGCTGACGCTCGTCATTTGGCGAAAGGCAATTCAGACCATATACCGGTCGATGGAATAGTCCGAGCATTAGATATTGATGCCGACTTATCAGCGCACAAAGAAGAAGCCTACGCAGTAGTTGAGAAGATTCGTCAATGCGCCAAGCGAGGCGATAAGCGAATCAAATACATTATTTTTGACGGCAAGATTATGAGTCCGACGCTGAATTGGAAGCGCAGAAAATACCGAGGCGCTAACCCTCACAAGTCGCATTTCCATATCAGCTTCACAACTTTGGGAGACAATGACGGCAAGTGGTTCAACCTCGAAGGAGAGACAAATGAAAGAACTGAAACTAATGGCCGGAAGCTGGGCGAAGACATTCGTAGCAGCAGCCCTAGCGACCTATCTAGCAGTCGGCCTAGATGTCAATGCGATTGCAAATGCCGCGCTAGCGTCAGTCTTGCCTAGCATCATCAACTGGCTGAACCCTTCGTACGAGCGCTACGGCAAAGTCCGGTAATGGCCGCATCTGAGTTCGCGGCAACTGTCGCCTCGGTTCTCGGATCTATTGGCCTACTTATTGCCGGATTGAGATACATAATCAAATTAGAGAATCTGCCCATTGTGTCGCGCCTCGATAAAATGGAGAGTCAGTTAGAATTGGCACTCTCGGCGAAAGTGAGCAGAAGTGGCAGCAAGAAAGCAAGGTAGCAAGAAGACCAAGAAGGTGGCTAAACGTCGTAGAACGACTAAAGACGTCCCACTGACTCGCCTTGATTTCTGGGCTATTGCCGCCAATGAGGTTTATATGGCTTGCCGCCGCGCTGGAATGGATGAGGGTACTGCCCTCGCTTTCGCTATGGATCGCAGCTCATATCCTGATTGGATAGTCGATAACGGAAACCCAATGTTCAAGCCTTGGGACGAAGACGAGGACGACGACTAATTTACCTGCGAGAGGTCGAACTATTCGAGGCACTCAAGGCCATCTATCCGGACTTGACGCCATTATCAGCGACCGACCGAGCCGATGGCATTACGAGCGATTCTTATATTGAAATGAAGTGCCGACGCACCCATTACGACACTCTTATAATCGAGAAGAAGAAGTGGGATTACTTGGCCGATATAAGGGCTAGAACGGGCGCTAGGACGCTTTATATCAACGCGACGCCTAAAGGTGTCTATCAGTTCGACTTAGGGGCTCTAGAGGCCCCTGAATGGCATTTGAAGGCCCTGCCAGATAAGACTGATTTCGCTGGTAGCCACAAGGTTGAGAAGCTCTGCGCCTTCCTGCCTATCCGACTCGCCGAGCTATTACTTGTCTAAATCCATTTAGGTAATTACATTTATCCCACTAAATCCATTTAGAGGATTTGGAAGGGAGAATAAGTGATAAATAATCCGCAAGTAATTCGATTTGATTCTACTTCGGGTGCTTGGTCTGATGGTAAAAATTACGTCAAAGGCCAAATAATTCGCAGATATGCAATCGAATCGCTAGGTCGCCAATCAACAAGAGGGCGATTGAGTAGAGAAGAAATCTCAGCCTATTGGCTAGATCGATTCGGGGTGAGCGCTGATGTCGAATGACTTCACACCTGAGCAAATCGTCACAATCCTCATTTCACTATTTATTGGATTCTGGGTTGTCTATGCAGCTTTCGAATCTGCTAAAGCCAAAGCCTTCAATGAAGGATACAAACGCGGAAGGGCCTCGAATCAATATGTCAGAGAGATCGCTAAGTGACTGGCTCTCGGACGCTGGTAACACCCTCGATGACAGGGGGCTGGAATATGGCGACCCGAGGCACAATCTATTACGCATTTACAAAATCGCGAGAATCCTCGGTGTTCAGCTCAGAGACCCATCTGACTTGGCGCTTGTCTTTATCGCGACGAAACTCAGCCGAATGGTGGAAAGTCCAGAGCGCGAAGATTCGTATCTCGATCTCATTGGATACGCCGCTATCTTGGGCTTCTGCCGATTTTCAACTCCAGAAGATTGGGACGACGTTGAGTCTGACTCGAAATACGAATAACCGCCAATGGTGCGATTACTGCAAAACTCGTTACGGACAACTCAAAGACGGCACTTGGCACTTGAAGGCACAAGTCCCAGCAGTCTGGAAAGTCCAAAGCGAAACGCCACTACGCCGCGCTCAAGTGCGGTTCTATTGCCAACCTTGCGCCAATGAAGCGCAGAACTGGCCAGATGGAACGTTCTGGTCACTCAAAGAACAATTGGAATATGCGATCGATGAGTTCGCAGGGAGAGAGAAACTAAATGTCGAATTACCTAGATGATTACGTATCCGTTCAAGACCGATTGAAAGAGTTCATCAATGCTTACCCAGATTATCGAATCAAGTCGCACGTACTTGAGGAATCACTTATTCCTACTTGCGATGTTTATATTGTCAAAGTTGAGCTTTATCGCACTGAGGCTGATTCTGCGGCTTGGACGACAGGACTCTCAAGTGAGTCTAAATCCAAACAGTATGCGCTGGAACTTGCGGAAACTGGTGCGCTTGGACGCGCTCTCAATCTCGCAGGATATTTCGCAAAGCCATCTGGAACGCCTAAGAAGGCAATACAGACAACAAATAAAGCTCTCGCAGAGTTTGTTGCGGATCAAAGACCGAACGACCCTGAACCCATAGTCTGGGACGTTAGCCATATTGCCGAACAATTTGGTGCTGAGGTAATTGATGAAGTGCCGCTATGCGCTAGCGGATGCGGCCCAATGATTTTGAAGCAAGGCACAAAGGAAGGCAAGGAATATCGAGGCTGGGTGTGCCCAGTACCTAAGTCTGGCCATCCGGCTAAGTGGATGAAGATTGGGGCAGATGGGCATTGGGTGTTTCAGAAATGATTGACGAAATCCATCCCTTCAACTGTGGCAACTGCAAGAAAGTCACGGCGCAAAGGGGAATTAGTCGATACGATTCCGAGATAACCGAAGGCCAAGATGTCTGGCTAATGGAGTGTCAGAATTGCTTCGAGCAAAGATTGGTGGAGCCTGTGGATCGAGTAACTAACAAGGAAGATGCTATTACTCGATGCGGCCAATGCGGCAATTACAAAATGAAGGCCGCTAAGTGTCGAATCTGCAAGATAGCAGATGGGCAAGAGCGCATCAAAGAACGCTATTGGAATGGCAACGCCACATTAGAAAGATTTATCGATGCCGACATATGATTATTACTGTGACCGGTGCGAAGAACAGATAGAAATTACGCTAACCCTTGAGGCGGCTAGTCAGACAATGATCTGTCATTGTTCTAAGCCGCTTCGAAAGGTTTATAGCCCAACCCCAGCACATTTCAAAGGAGAAGGATGGGCAGGGAAGACAAAGTAGGAAGAAGCACCCACTCGCTGGCATATATCCGTCAGATGCTCGAGTGGGGCTTTGATAAAGAATTCATTGCCCGAGATATGGGAGTGAATGTCACCTCGTTGGAAGTCCGATTGAATAGAGCAAAGAAAAGGGAGCAGAATGACAATCAAAGACCTGAGTCTGAAACTAGCGGCAATTAGCCTGTTAGCAGACCAAGCAAAACGCCTCAAAGATGAGCTGCGTACTGAGTTACAAGCCGAGATGAATGAATTGGGAGCCGATAGGGTCAAGGCTGAATTAGGTGATGAGGTAATTGCCTACATAACAACGACTAAGCCCAAGTTCAAATGGGTCATCAAGTCAGATCGTAAGTTTATTGAATGGGTAAAGACCAATGTCCCTAGTGAAATAGTGGAATCGGTGAGGGAATCGTCAGTAGATAAAATCCTTGAGAAATTCAATTACCTTGATGATGTGGTTATTGATTCAAATGGGGAAATAGTTGATTGGTTAGAGGGTAGCGAGTCTGAGCCTTATTTAACAACAAAGTTTCACGGCGATGGCAGAGAAAAGCTCAGAGATGCCATAATTGGCCTCAATGGAGCAAATGAAATTGATGTTAGGAAAGTGTTGGAATTAGAGGGCTAATAAGCCTCTGACCTGCGGTTATGTATTCCAACTTGACAGCCCGAGTACCATCTCGCCATAGCGCGGGCGCAGAGCTGGCCCTAAAGCGGAGGTTGAGGGAGGGCCTTTGTCTTCGCCTGATGGCTACGACGCTAATAGCAGCTCTATTCACAATAATAAATCCAAGCCCATCAAAAGCAGATATGAATCTGAAACTATATGCATACAACCTAATGAGCTGGAAGCAATTTGAGTGTTATAACTGGTTGATTAGTAAAGAGAGTGGTTGGAATCCAAAGGCTCGTAATGGATCACACTATGGCTTAGGACAAATGCGTTCTAAGTGGTATGGAACGCTTCATCCTCATAAGCAGATAAGAGTGCATATGAAGTATCTCTCTCATAGATATGGGGGCGATGCTTGCAAAGCCCTGGCCCACCTAGAACGTAAGGGCTGGCATTGAGTAATAAGAGATATAACACTGCATACTATAAGCGCGTACGCATTGAAGTATTACAAAGAGACTATTACACCTGCCATTACTGCGGACAAGAAGCGAATACAGTCGATCATCTCATTCCAATAAGTAAAGGTGGCACAGATGAAGCGACTAATATGGTTGCAGCTTGTAATCAATGCAAT